GTTCTTTGCTAGGAACATACTCTTTCAAAGTTATGTAAGTTTCAATTAGAACTTCTACATCTATACTCATTGTAAAATCCTTTAAAGTTTATTGCGGAGTATTTAACCAATTTAAAAAATGCTCAGGAAAAATATTAACATCTAAATTTCTTCTTCGAACATATTCTTTAAAAAATTTGTTTAAATTAATTTTTTGATCTTCTGTATAAGGTTGCTGTAATGTTTGTTTAATTTCATTGTCCTTATTTTTAAATTTAGTTGATAAAAAATTATTTTTACTTTTTTCATCTAAAACATTAAGTGATAGATAATTGGGTTCATTACAAAACCCTATTTCAATTGACATTTCGTTATAATAGTTTTCAAACTCAAAAAAATTAAAAATAGTTAAATTTGAAATCACGCTACTAAAATTAACTGATTTAGTTTTTCTAAGAATACTTAAATTTTTTTCAAAATTTTCAAAACTATTATTATATCGTACAAATTCGTAATTTTTACCTATATTTTCTGCACTAACTACAAATTCAACATTGTCCGGAATTTCAGCAAGCATACGTTCTAATCTGCTAGTACTTACTCCTAATCCAGTATATACCTTTACCTTTTGCTTAAATTTTTTTAATATGTTTACTAGATTATTATTTAAAAAAGGTTCCCCACCAGATATATATACGCTGTTACAATTTTTATATTTTGATATTTCGTCAATTATTAAATTGTAAGAATCACTTTCGCTGATCTTTTTTTGTCCTAAATGTAATAATACCCGATCATTTGTATTAATTGTGTGCCTGGCTTCATCTAAATATGGTCCATTGTCATATATATCTCGTAACCAAGCTGTACTGTATTGTTTTGTACAATATACACAGGTTAAATTACAATCGCTACCTAGATTGATATGTATATGTTCTGGTACACTTTCAATACTGGTATGAGTTTGATTGTATGACTGCATTGATATTCGTCTACTTATTTTTCCTTCTTTTTCTGCTGACCAACACGAACCTTCGCAGCTCGGCACTTGAACATTGTTTAACATATCTTTGCGCTCTTGCTGTAGTATAGGAATGTTAAACAATTGACCCGAATTGTTTTGCAACCAGGCCATATCAATTTTATGAGGATATGCTGCACAGCAGGATTGAATTTGTCTTCTTTCCGGCTCTACACTTAACCACCAAAATTTTTGTGAGCAATAATTACTCAACCATTTCCTCTTCTGACAAAATCACATTGTCGTTTTTGTGAGGATGTTTTGTAAAATCTGCCATGACTTTATCTAGTGATCCATCATCATTGCGTTCCCAGGCTTTACGAAACTGTTTAATAACAGTGCCATCTGCCAAAGTATATTTGAGACTGTTACCTTCTTTTTGCAACAGTCCTTTTCCTTCAAACATATCAACTAGACCTGAATATGGATTCATTCCTGTTTCATAAGGAATCTTGACCTGTACACTTTCAAAAGGTTTAGCATATCGAGTTTTCATAATTTTACAAGCAGCACGAATACCCTTAACATCTGAAATCTTGTTACCATCCTCATCTTCTTTGAGTTTGAGTTTACGCATAGCAACTACAATCGAGCTTGCATAGATAAAGCCTTGGCCACCTGAGATTTTATCATCCGGGTCAAACATATCCTGACTTGCATAGGTATGATTGGTTGCCACGAGACCAATGTTTAAACTACCAAACATATTAACACAATTACGAACCAGTGCTGTCAGCGCCTTGGGCTTACGACCCATGTCACCTTTAAGATCGCCTGCTTCGAACTGGTTTACATCGGTTGGAGTCAACAACATACCCAAACTATCTAACACAATTAGAACTTTGGGACGCTGGTCTTCAGGTAATGTTTTATACTCTTTAACAAACTCAGTAATCATTTTGGCAACATCATCAATCATTGCCATGTTGAGTTTGAGAAGCTTGTCTTCAGCAGTATCGACGCCGAGTGCGTGAAGCCAGGCCTCGTCGAGTGCGTTTTCAGTATCGATAAGAATAACATATATACCTTGTTCTTGTGCGTTCTTAACCAGATTTCCTGAGCAGATAAAGCTTTTACCTGCACCAGACTCTCCAGCAAACACAGTAACCTTACCCATTGGAATACCCTTATTAAAATCCCCGCTAATAAGATAGTTAAGAGCGTAATTGTTTGTGGAGATCCAGTCTGTTGGGTCGTTAAATCCAACGGAGATACCGTCAATACTTTTTGTAATACTTTTGCGAAATTTTGATACATCAAATGGTTTGGCCATAATAGTTTTCCTTTATTGTACTGGTTTTTCATCATTGTCAATTGGATACCCAAGTTTTCTTGCGTGATTGACAAAAATATGTTTCCTGCGTTCTCTTGTTTCGTAGTCAAGATTAATTGACTTGTTTTCCCATAAGTATATTTTATTACCTATTGTAATGTCAAATTCTTCTGCGTTTTGATAAAGATCTGTTAAATCTGTTACTGTTAAAGTTCCGCCTACACTCAGACTATGAATTGGAAATCCTGCATATTGTTGGTGCTGGGTTAACCATTCCAATGATTCATTGAAATCCTGTTCGGTTTCATTTACATAGCCAATAATTAATAATATAGTGATACCAACACGATATTTTGCGGCCATTTCTAATGCATAATCAATGTCTGCATTAGTAAATTTCTTACGCATATGATACCTAATAGAATCTACTAAACTTTCAACCCCAACAATTAAATCTTGTGCTCCGCTTGCTGCTGTTAATTGCCAATCTTGTTCGGTCATTTGTTCTCTGGGACGAAATATAAAAAAACTAGTCCAAGATATTTTTTGTGTAGCCGTATTATTATAGTCTGCAATTAATTTTATAAGTTTTCTGTATTCACTTATACTACCATTTATCAGACTATCTCTAAAATAAAAATTAGTGATACCAGTTTCCTGTATTTGATACAACATTTCTGCAAATACATCTTCGGCCAATTTTAATTTAAATTTTTTCCATAACTTGTATACGTCACAAAAAGTACAACGACGAACACACCCACGACTTCCGTACATGGGAACTCTTTTATTCGTGTACAAATCCCAATTGTAATCCGAATAATCTGAATATGGTTGTTTGGATAAGTCGTCTAACACCTGAAATTGATTTGTGTCTACACCATCTACTTTGCCAGTTAACAGATTATATAGAGGTTCTTCTCCATCTCCCACGATATAATGATCAATGAAACCTGCTTTTTTACATATAAGTGCGTATGGTCTTTGACTCTTCTCATCGGTAAAAACAGCATTGCCACCAATGACAATTTTACACGATCTAGTAGTTTTCTTAATTGCTTTACATAATTCTATGTTAAACTTTTTTGCTGTATTGCAGAACAAACTTAAACAAATCCAGTCTGGATTTTTTTCTAGTATTCTGTTTTTAACATATTCAACAAGTTCTGCTATAGCTTGTTTTGTTTCAATGCAATCATTGTTTTCTTCGTAGAGGAACCATCGTGCTATTTTATCAGATATAGAAAAAAAGTGTTTGTTTATATATCCAATAACTTCAGCATTGAAGTCAAAAGTATAAGTGGTGAGGTTTGTTTTATTTACTACACCTTTGAGCAAGGCAGGTGCCATCATTGGTTCTTGAGTTTCAATGTAAGGCAATGCTGCAATTACAACGTCAAACTTTGTCATTGATAATAAGGGGTGGACGAATCCACCCCGGTAGCCAATTATTGTTTACTACGATTGCGAATCATTGCCAAAATGTCCTCGGCTGTTTGACTCGATGGTTTGGCAGCAGCTACTTGTACTGGTGCAGTTGCTACTGGTGTGTCGTCCTCGTCATCTTCGAGATCTGGACTTACCGTTGGCACAAACGGAGCAGCGGCGGCTGCTTTGGCCGCAGGTGCAGCGGATTCTGTATCATCTCCACCTTTGCCGCCTGTAAATCCGCTAGGCTTAAAGTATTGACTCCAACGATCTGGATCGTATGCTTGACCATCAACGCTTGCTTCAAACATCTCTTTAATAACTTTGAGTTCAACTTCGCCAGGACGCTTAGGAAGGAAGTCACTCAAGTTATACAATCCGTGTGAATCAATGGCCGCTTGCTCTTGTGCTGTTAGTGCAGTTTCTTTACGACTCCACTTGCTAGTAGAATAATCTGCATATCCGCCTTTACTTGTTTTAGTAACAGTAAAATCTAGACCAGCGGTGTAATCAGTGGGCATACTTTCTAGTTCTGGATCCATTAGTGCAGCCTTGATTAAATTAAAGATCTGGGGACTAATAACGAATCTACGAATAGGATTCTCTGGTGTTTTGTCGTCCGCTAGTGGATTCTCTCTTACAAAACCTTGGAACAGATACGATTTCTTTTTCCAATACTTGCGACCCATTTCTTCAAGTCCTGGATCTTTAAACCAAGTGCGTACTTCAGCTAGAATTGGGCAAGCATCACCATACATTTCTACACAAGGTACTTGTACAATAACTGGTTTACTATCAGCTTGTCCTTTGATACCTGCAAACGGCAAGCGAATCATTAGTCGCTCAACCCAGAAGAAATCGTTCTTGGTATTTGCGTCTGGTAGGAATCGGATTTTTGCACTTGAACCTTCTGGAATATTCCAGTGTGCATAGATGGCGTTATCGCCTTGTGATTGTCCGCCTTGCGAACGTGTTTCTTGCGCTTGTAGTTTTGCGCGAATTTCTGCTAATGAAGTGGCCATAATGTTTCTCCTTATAAAA